ATCCAATGATATTTATTAAAAACCAATTCTGCTTCATCTTCACAATGAGAGTGGACAGATATTTTTAATATATGTAGGTCATATCCTTGTGGTGGACAATATTGTGGATTACAATGTAAACCATAATTTATAACTATATTATTTTGTGGATTTGTGCTTGTTCCTCCATTTAAATCTCCATTATATATAGTAATATTACCAGCATTAGTATAATATGTGCCACTTTCTACAATTTCCGCATAATTAACTTCTGAATATTGATTTATACTATTAACTTCTGTTGTGCCACTTAAATTTAAAACTTCATCTATTTCATTCCAAGCAGCATTTAATCCTCTAATTTTTATTTTTCTTGCTCCAAATCCAGCAATATTATCATTGGCATTATCTGATTTAACAATAATAGTATTTGCTTTATGTTCTTCTGATGCTGTTGTATCAAAATATCCCATTGTTGTTATATAATTTCCATCATACAATAACCTTTCAGTATTGGTTAATTCTCCTTTACAATTCATTTGCCAAGCACTTATGCCTCTATGTTGACCAGCAACACATTCTAATTTAAAATCACTTACATTTCTTACTAATAATGCTTTATCATCTAATTCTAAAAGTTTATCTCTTACAACATAATTATCAACTACTAAATTACTTACAGATGCTTTAAAATCATAAAAAATATCATTTATAGATGGATTAGATATAGTAAAAGTCATATATTGGCAATCAACACTAAATGTATCAACATAATCATTATTTTCAGTATCTGATGACACTTTAATTTTTATACTATTTACTTTTGTCATTTTGGATAAATTATTAACACTTTCATTGTCATAATCGTGCTTATATGCTTCTTTATATTCATAAGCATTAAGGATATATGTAGGTAAAGGATTTGTTGTGGTTTCTTGTTCTGTATTTACAGATATTTGTAAAGCATTTGCTCCACCAACATATACAGACCCAATAACTTGTGTATTTAAGGATAATAAAAAATCTCCGTTTTTATGAATTTTATTAGACATTACAATATATTAATATATTATATTTTTTTATAAATTTTTATTTATTTGTAAAAAAACTATAAAATTAATTATATAAAAGATTTATTTATAAAAAATAAAATATATAATTAATATATATACAATGTCAAATCCAGCAGCAAATCCGATTACACAGAATGCCCAAACTAATAATGCTAAATATGTTAGTATTATTCCAGAAAACGGCACAGAGTTTGTCAGTGGACAGAAAATTGTTTTTAACTTAGACCCATCATTAGGATGGATAAAAGGTAGGGATAGTTATTTAGTTTTTGATATAGAAAATGTTGCCGCTAATCTTAAATTATCATTAAGGACTGGTGGCATATCAGCAATAATAAAGCAAGTAAATATATTTTCAGCACAAAATGGGATGCTTTTAGAAACACTTGATAATTATAATCAATGGCAATCTTGTGAATTACAATATAGATTTGATGACCCAACAAATCTAACAAATACAGAGGGATGCCCAAATAGTTTATTTAGTAAAAGGGGTTTACTTGCCACCAATGCTCAAACTTTATCTTATCACAATTGGACAAATAATTATGGTCAACCAGAAAGTAGTAGATTAACACAACTTAATAATGATGGGTCAAGTCAGAATGGTCCAGTGAGATTTACTTGCCCATTGAGATGTGGTATATTCAGACATTGGGATGATGAAGCACTTGTGCCAATTTTACAGATGGGTGGATTAAGAATTGAGTTAGTAATGGCAGACCCATTAGAAGTAATGGATATGCCTTTTACTGGTGAAACTGCCTTAAATGTAAGTCATTTAAGTAATGCTATGGGATTACCAGTATTAATTGATGATTTTAATAATAATGCTACTACATTTACTTTAACAACCCCAATGGACATCCAAGCATCTGGATTAATTGTAGGACAAGAATTAGTAGTGTCATATAATGCTGGTGCTACAAACTTAAATAGGACTATTACTGGTTTAGCAGATAATGCTGGTAAAGTCCAAATTACTTGTGCTGCTCTTACACCACTAAATAACTTTGGTGATGGTAGTATACAATTAAGGGCGGCAACTATGTTGACAGCACCAAATATTGCTTATAGAATAAGAAATGCTGAATTTAGATTGCTACAAGAAATGCCACCAGATACTAAAATGAAAAATGTAGATTATGTATTTACATCTTATGATTTATTTAGAGATAGTATACCACAATCTCAGACAAATTTTAATCAAGATATTACCAGTGTTGCCAGTAAAGCAGTAAGTATTTTTACAATGTATGAAGACCCACAATATGATGGATTACAATTTTTCCCACAAAATCATTATCATCAAGGTTTAGCACCAGATGAAGTTGGTGTCAATCTCAATTCAGTTGTTTATTTTATTAATAATAAACTATATCCATTAAGGGCATATAATCCACAAAGATTTAATGATAAAGTAATTAATCAGAATGAACTTGTTAAAGCATTTGGCACATTAAATATTGCTGTTAAATCTCTTGGCAGTGGTGAGCATAGTAGTTTAGATTGTTATACAAATAGATACTTACACGCAAGGGAGTTGGCAAGAGGTAATAGTGTTTTTAATTTACAGAATGCTGAACCACAAATTAGAATTGGTTTTAGTGCTGTAAGAGGTAATGATAAATATAACTCTCAGATTGGTAATATCAGAATGAATACATTTGTTTTTAGTAAAAAGATTTTACATATTGATGGAGAGAGTGGATTGTCATTAGAACATTAAATATATAGTAATTTTTTCATCTTAAAAATGGGTGGCAACCAAGTTGTAATTTTATTGACTAATTAGTCAATGAATATGTGAGTAGGTTGCCAATATTTCAGAATTAAAACTTTTAATTTTTTTTATTTTTTTAGTAAAGTTATATATTTATTTTTAAAAAATAAAATATATAATTAATATATATACAATGCCGAGTAAAAAACTAAACTTTTCACTTGCCCCAATTAATGATAATCCAGTAAATTTAAGTGGTGGACAATTAACCGATGGATATAGTCATAAAAATGGTTTTCCAACTATTAAGTTTTCTATACCAGCACAAGATGTTTTATTGGATGTAAACAATTTATATTTATCTGGTCAATTTTTAGTCCAAGATAGTGATGGTGGTAATATTACAACAGCAGTAGCAGATATAGCAAATTATGATGTTAATAATGGTAGTGCTACAATACAGAAACAGAATTGTATTAATACATCAAATTGGAATGGTGTAGCATCTGTTATAGATAAAGTTGTAATCCAATCCAAGAAAACTCAAACTGAATTACAAACTATTATAAATTATAGTGGATATAATGCTTTAAAAATGGGACATAAAATGAACCAAGACGATTATTTAAATAATGGTTTAACAAGAAATCTTTGTAGTGGAGCATCCAGTGGATTTACTAATAGACATCTGAACAATACACCAACAATTGGTGAGAGCAGAGCAGCAGCACTTACAGATAAATATGTAGGACAATTTTTTAGTTTTAAATTAGATGTTGCCCTTTTACAATCACAACTTATTCATCTTGGTAATGGATTTGCTGGTGGTTTACTAATTACTTTACATTTATCACCAGATGCTGCTGTTTTTCATAGTAGATTTAGAAGTATTAATGCTTTAACATTAAATGCTGACCCAACTGGTGTGTCATATATATTAAAAAATGTAAAGTTAGAAGGTAAATATGCTGTGCCAAATCAACAAGATTTATCAAGTTATAATCCAGTGCTTACAATGAATAGTAGAGTAAATTTAATGAATGATGTAGTAAGTAGTGAAAATTGTAATACTTATACACCACAATTACAGATGGTTAAAGGTGTTGTTAATACATTTTTGGATGACAACCAGAGTAATAATTATTTACTTAATCAGAATAATTTTAGAGTGCCTTGTGGTTTAGTAGAATATCAACAAGCAAAAAATAACATTAGATTTCCTAATGATTTTGCCACTAAACTTGTGCCAAATGCCCAGTCATCATCAACTGCTGGTGTTGCCGTAGCACCAAATTTAACTTATCATCCAGTTGCCATCCAAGGTGATGCTGAGTTGAGATTACAATTTGGCAGAGCATTACTTGGAGGTAAACTTGCGGCACATACATCAAGTAATGTAAGATTAACTAATGATAGTTTACTTGGAGATTATGATGCTGATGGAGCAAATAGTAATACAGCACAGAGAGGTGATAATACCCATCCAGATTTACTTGGAGTAGCAGCAGATTATAGTAATAATGTTGGACAAATTCAGAATTTTGTAAATCAAGATTATGAACTTAAATTGTCAAGTGGAGTTAATAGTGGTAGAGCAAATTTACCACAGACAAGAGCAAACAGAGTTAGTATACAAGAAAGTTATATTAGAAATTTTAGTCAGATTGATTTAAGAAGTTTACAAAAAGTCCAGTAAGAAAAAAATATATTAAATCTAATATAATAATAAGCAATATGCCAATAAATAATATAAATGAAATAATAGACATAGGATTAAATACAATATGCCACGGCATACCAATGGTATTTAGAAATCAGAGCAATAGTTTTAGATTTGATAATGATGTATTTTATAGTTATAATGAACCAATAGCAAATAAAGTAATAATAGATAATCAATTATTTTTTAATGTTTATGGAAAAACAGCAAAATATGGATATTATTTTAGTCAGACAACATCCCAACATATTAGTAAAGTATTACAAGCATTAAATACATCAGAATTTTGGAAGAATAAACATAATATAATAGATATTAATGGGAATGTAATAACAGATAAAAAGGATAAAGGAAAAAGAATAATTGAGGAAATAGAATGCCCAATCTGTTTGGATATTTTTGATGAAGGTTTAGAATTAAGATGTAAACATAAATTTTGTAAAAAATGTATAAAAAAATGGATAAAAGACCATAATGATTGTCCTTATTGTAAACAATCACTTTTTTATTAATTTAGTTTTTTAGTTTTTTTAGTTTTATTATATTTTGTAGCAAAAATAAAATATAATATATATATATACACTATGTCAGAGAGTAAAGCATACAAAGCAAAACTTAACAAGAAAGTTAAGGATATGTCCCCAGAAGAAAAGAAAGAATATGGAAGATTGAGAACAAAAGATAGTAGAGCAAAAGGTAAAGCAACAGCAGCACCTAAAAAAGAAGAACCAAAAAAGAAAAAGATAAAAATTAAAAAGGCAAATGATGGTAATATACCTAATAAAAAATTAAAATGTTTTATGCTGAAAGCAAAGAATGGTGCTACATATAAAACTTGTGCTAAACCAGAAGGAGATAAACAACCAAAAAAACAAGTTAGAGGAAAACCAAGACCAGCAGATAAAAGAGTTAAACCAATTGTCAGAGCATATCCATCAGATGCTGATAGGAAAACAGCAGCAAAGGGCAGAGGTAAAAAGGCAAGAGCAGAGAAATCTGGTAATATGACAGCAACCAAAGCAGATGGAAGTGTTGTAGTAATTAAAAAGAAAAAGACCACAAAACAGAAGGAAGATATGAAAGCAAAAATGGCAAAAGTCAGAGCAGCAAAGAAGAAATAAATGACAAGTAATGATTGCCATTAAAATGGCAACCAACTTGTAATTTTATTAACTAAAAAGTAAATAAATATGTGAGTTGGTTGCCGCTTTGCTACTCGCTATGCTCGTCAACCAATCCCATATTTATTTATCTTTTTTACACCTAAATTCTTTAAACTCTCTGTTATTACATTAAATAAAAAATTGATTTAAATATTTATTAGTTTATATATATAGTATATAAATGTCAACAATCAATTATCAACCAATAAATATGGAATTTACTGAAAAATTTACATCAGATAATCAAGATGTCAACATCCAAAAATTATTTAATGACAATATTTATGGGGCATTAGAGGATGCTATGAGTATTAAAACTGATGAAATGAACCCAGAGGATTTTAAAAATCTTGTGCTGTTTATTCTGAACTTTAAATGTCAACTAATATAAATATAAATAAAAAAGAGTTTAAAACTTTATCAACTAATATATATAATAACAAATCATAATGCCAACAGATTATAAAAAAGAATACTTTAAGGAAATCCGTAAAAGTAGATATGCTTGGGGTCAATATTATCAATTAAGAAATGAGTTATTTGACTTACAGACCAATATATATGATGAAGTAAATGAAACCATTGATGAAGGAGAACAAACATTTAATGAAAATCATAATGAAACTAATAGTTTTTTAATGTCATTTATTAGAGAATTATATAAAAAGGCAAAACATAGTGTTGAGTGTCCAATATGTTTAGAACAGATAGATGGAGATGAATTAGAGACCACAAGTTGTGGACATAATTATCATAGAAATTGTTTAGCACAATTAAAAGCAAGTTGTAATAAATATCCGAAACATATAGAATGTGCTGTATGTAGAAAAAAGATATTTAAATAAATTATTTTTAGTTTAGTTTTTTTTTATTTTTCTTTAAATCAATTGATATATATTTAAATAAAAAATTGATTTAAATATTTATTATCTAATATATATATAATACAAACAATGTCAACACAGATAATGTCAAATACCGAATTATGCCAAAATGCTTGGCAACATAAAAATCTTGATGAACTCAAAAAGGATTACTTTTTAATGGCACAGAGATTAGAAGCAAGGAGAGCAACTTGTAGGAAATCAAGTAAACAATATTATGATAAAACTTATAAATTAAAAGAGAATGCCACAGCACAAGAAGTAGAAAAGAATAAATCCCAATTACAAAAAAGAGATGAATACCAAAAATCTTATTATGAAAAGAATAAAGATGCTATTAAAATTAAACAGAAGCAATATAGAGAGGCAAGAAAGGCAAAAAAACTTGCTGAAAAACAAGCAGCAGAAGCGGCAACCAACTAACTAAATCATTAACTAATTAGTCAACAAAATTACAACAAGGTTGACATATATTTTTATCTGTATTTTACTTTTTTTACTTTCTTTACCTAAACTAATTTTTTTTAAATAGTTTAAGTATCAACTAATATATATAATTTATTTAAATAGTTTAAAGATTAATTTATATATATATATAATACAATGGCATCAACCTCAACTAATATGAATACATCCGAATTTAAGCAACTCATTAAGAATAAACTTAATATATCCGATGAGCAACTTACTAAATTATTTAAATCCACTTTATATTCATTTAAAAGTGAATTGGAGCAAATTGGTGGACAAACTTTTATTGATAGTTTAATGGATTTATCTTATGATAAAATGATAGAATATGATGAAGAAGAAGATGATTATAATAGCACAAAAACAAATGAAAATATTTATGAAAAGAATTGTAAAGATGAAAAAGAATGTTTTTTGTGTATTTGTGGTAAACAACATCTTAAAAATTTACATATATTTAATCATAATAAAACTGATAAATGTATTGTTATTGGGTCAAGTTGTATAACCCAAGTAGAAAAGTTAAAGAATGTATATAGTGAAAATCAAGCACTTGCTAATAAATTAGGACAAATTATTACTAAATTAAAAGACAATGAAAAATTAGCAAAAAAGATGAAAACACATAAACCTTGTGCTAAATGTGGAGATTTATGTATTAATAAAAAAGGTGGATATAAATACCCACATATGAATAATTATTGTAGAACTTGTTTATTAGGTAAAGATAAATGTTGGATTAAATGTAGTCAATGTTGTGTTAAATTAGTTAAACCAAGTCAACCTATGCCATTTGGTGAAGGTTTTAAAAAGATTTGTGGTAGTTGTTGGCATCATAATAATAAAGATAAATCTTGGTATAAAAATAAATATAAAAAGTAAACCAATCTCATCTCATCAAGCGGCAACCAACTCTCAAATGTATTGACTAATTAGGATATGAATTTGTGATTAGGTTGCCACCCATTTTTAGTATATATCCGACCATACACACGAAGTATAAGTCAAAATTTATAAGTAATCTATATCAACTAACAACCCTCTTTATCTCAACTTTATTAAAGAGTTTACATTACATTTACTTACAATTTTACTAATGATTTTTTTTTAATTTTTAATAAGATTTACCACCATAATTAGTGCGGATTTTGCCGAATATTCCATAGGGTATACCCTACCATAAGTCCACACAATATTTTTTTTTAAATTTTTAATAAGAATTGACACCATAAGATGGGGGGGTCTATATTAGATGGTAAACCCTTGGCAAATGTAATGTAAACTCTTTATTAGGTTGTAGTAAATTTTACATCTATCTCAACTCTAATATGGTTTAATATGTGTTGATATATATTACTTATAGTAAGGCACTTATATTTCATATTCATCAAATGATATATATTTAATTTTGGCAACCAAGTTGTATATTTATTGACTATTTAGTTAATGATTTTGTTAGTTGGTTGCCATCATACATTTCATACACATACTATTCATACAAGGTTTACCACAAACACTACATCCACCAAGGATAATATTTTGTCCACTAATATTAGTGATTTTCTTTTCTTTTGGTTTCATTTTAAATACTCCAATAGTTTTAATACCCATATCAAGGTCATTGATTTCTTCTTCTTCATCATCTTCCTCCATATCATCACTATTATCATATTCACTACAATCTTCACTATCATCATCACTATTATCTTCCATCCAATCCGATGGACTAAATTGTGGTTCATCCTCACTAAACTTTTCTCTATACACATTAAATTTATTGTAGTCCTTTGCTCCAAACTTTTTCTCATATTCTTCTTTTTCTTTCTTTTCACTTTCACTATCTTTTTTAGTTGCTTTGGCACAATAATTTCTTACACCCATTTTAGTTAGTTTCTTCTTTTTACCTTCTACCCTTACATACTTTAATCCTTTACTACAAACTTCCATACCAAATTCATCCATTAGTAGTTGATTAAAGATGCCCTTGATTTGTTTACTATTAAGTGATTTCTTTGCTTCATCTTTTTTAGTAATTCTAATATATCCATCATTCATCATTGTATTTAATGCTTTTACATCAATGTCTTTATAATCATCACCAAGTTTATTAAAATCATCTCCAACAAATTCATTATCAATATCAATCTTATCCTCCTTGATAAATCCAAGTTTATTAAAGAATTTAATTAGATGTTCATATCTTTTTAATTTCATATCATACATCTCTAATGGTTTACCTTCCATCTCACTACCCATTGCCTTACCATCTCTCCATTCATTAAATTTTGTAAATTCATATTTAATATCATAAAGCATTTGCTTAAAAGATTTTACACTATTATTTTTTTTCCTTTCCATTGGTTCTTGATAAAAGTTGTCAAAGAATTCTTGTTTAATAGTTTCCGATGTTGTTGGTTTAATAGTTTCATTCTTATAACCATATTTTACAAATTGTTTAATTTCTTCATCATCTACAATTGGTTTATTTGGTCTTGGGTCATCCATCATACTTTTAATTTCCATTTTCTTTTCATATGTAATATCATCAATCTCACTATAATCCCATTCATCAATGTCTTCCATAATTTCATCCATTGATTGGTCATTACCATTGGCAATAATATTCTCTTCATACAAATATCTTTTAGCAAATCCCCTTAGTAAAATTTGTGAGATATTCTTTTCTAATTTATTATGAATATTTATATTATAGATGTAGTTTAGTGTATCCATTGATTTTAATGTATTTACTTCACTACCAAATAATGATGCTTTGTATTTATCCTCAATCTCTATAATACCTTCTTTTGTTAGTGGCATAATTTCATATGGATGTCCTTTAAAATTATCATTAATACAAATGTATACTTGTTTACTTTTAAAATCCCTAACTCTTTTATGTGCTTGTATAGTATCTCTAAAATGACAACTTCCTTTATTAACACAATAGATGAATAGATTATCAAAATGTTTACTAATATCTTTACCTTCATCACATTGTGGGTCATAACTAATTCCAGCGGTAATAGTTGGTGTATACATTAATAGTTGGCAATCTTTCCACTCATCATTTACATCACAAGTTAGTGGCAATGGATTTCTATTATCATATGCTTTAATAGTAATATTTGGTAGTTCTAATTTAATACTATCACTTAATTTTTTACTACCACATACCACGGCACATCTTTTACCATCATTGATAAGTGTTTTAAGGTTCTTTACAAATCCTCTTTTATCACAATCAATATATTGTCTTTGTTCATATTTAAATTTATTTTTAATTAAGATTGATTTTTTAGTTGTAATATCTTCTTTAAGAATATCTTTAATCATATCATATGACCTTGATGTCAAGTAAGCATCCATAATCATAATTTTTTTACTATTTCTAATCATATTGTAAATATTAGTAGCACCTTCTATTGGTTTATTTTTAATAAACATTGCTCCCATAAGATTATCACAAATGCTTTCACTTTCATCAATAATAACTAAATCATATTTATCTCTACAATATTGGATGCTTTCCACACTACAAATAATTCTATTAATATCTACAATTTCACTTTTATGCTCAACATCTAAATAATTTTTAAATCCATACTTTTTAAAATCACTTACCATTGATGAGGCAAATGCCCTTTTACAACTAAAATACACAATTGATTTATATTTCTTTTGGGCAAATAGTTGTTTTAAATCATATGATTTACCACATCCCATTGGTGCTTTAATATTAATAATATCATAATCATTTACAACTTGTTTTACATCAATAGATTGTCCATTGTATCTACTTGTAAATTCTTTGTAATCCATTTCATATGTTGGTGTATCATTAAATAGTGGTTCATAAATACTATCATTTTTATCCATTTTACCATTGTAAATTCTTGCCATATTATAAAGCATTTTCCATCCATATCCTTTATCAATGTTATGACTTTTATACTCTTCCATTAAATCTTCCGATGTAGTTGGTTTATATTGTGATGTCCATTTTGCCCATAGTTGTAAACCTTCATCACTATTTTTAGTAATTCTACTTATACACCATCCAATAGTTTTCCATACAATTCTTGGCACTTTTTCATTATTTGGTATACTTGCTAAATAGTAAGCAAGTCCATCTTTTTTAGTAAGTCCTACAATTGGTGGTAATTTATATTTTTTGCCAATTGCTTCTACATATTGTTTAATGATAATTGCTTCATCAAAATTAAATGAGATTTGTTTACCATTTTGTGCTTTAATAGTTTTCTTTTTTACATCAATCTCTTTATAACTACTTACATCATAAAACTCACTTGTAGTAATATTAGTTAGTAGAAAGTTAGATAGTTGTTTATCACCATCAAGTGGTCTTTGTTGGATTTTTTTAAATGCCTTAGTTTGGTAAGGTAATTTAAATGCTTGATTGTCTTTGTATACATTAAAATCAAGCACACCACTTCTAAGTTCATCATATTTATCATTTGTAATAACTTCATATTGTAAAGTTTTCATAACCTTTTTACAATCATCCATATTGGCAAATACAATATTTTCTACAATAATATGCCAAGACACTTTTGTATAATCATCTTTAATTCCTTTACCATATGCTATGGCAAGTTCACATTTTGCCATATCAATCTTCATAATATCTTTAATAAGTTTATATAATGTTTTCATTAATACTTGGTTGTTTTCTTCACTAACAAATCTTTTATCAATATCAAAGTATAATTTAAATGGATGACCTTTTGGGATAATCTCAAATAAATGATTGTTGACTTTCCAACCATATTTATTAAGATTTTCATATGTCATATTACCATATTTAGTCCAAGTTTTTGCTCCTTTTTCTTCATCATATTTAAATGTAATATCACCGCCATCTCTATCCGAGATTGCCATTGATAATGGTGATGTATATTTATTTTCTTTTTTTAGTTGTTTTGCTTTATCACTATTGACAATATTGTAATAACATTTTTGCTCAAAGCAAGTAGTTGATTTACAATTATCATTCATATTAGTTGAGGTTGTTTTATTCATTCTTATATTATTATAATGACAAACCTTTAAACCATTTACATTAATATCTTTTTCATTAGTTGACTTAAATGTTTTTGTGTTTTCCATTGGTAGTGTATTAGTTGACATATTTTTATTTTCCAAATCAATTTTATTTTTAAAATCAATTTTATTTTTAATTTGTGCTTTTTCTTTAAAGGCAATAGTTTCCATTGTTGTATTATTATTATTTTGCTTTTTAGAAATCAATTTTTTAAAAATCAATTTTTTTTTTTCATTAGTTGATGATGATGTTTTCATTGTATTCATAGTATCCATATTAGTTGATTTATTTTTATTTTCCAAATCAATTTTATTTTTAAAATCAATTTTATTTTTATTCATATTGTTTGCCATTTTTTTATTAATAATAGTTGAGGATTTTTTAAAATCAATTTTATTTAATTCCGAATTACTTGTCATTGTTTTATATATATTAGTTGAGATAATTTTAAATTAATAAATCAATTTTTTTTTTAATTAATTAATTTAATGAATATAATGAAATTTTTTTTTTATATTACAGAGGGGATTTTGTAGTCATATTACAGAGGATATTTTTTTTATGGTGTATACAGAGGGTGGCAACCTACTCACATATTCATTGACTAATTAGTCAATAAAATTACAAGTTGGTTGCCAGTCATTTTTATCAATCCAGTTGACAGAGAATTATTAATATATAATATATGTGTTTTTTCTGAAAAAAAAAATATTTAGTAAATATATATACAATGGCGGCAGATGAAGAAATATTTAATAAAGAAGTTGATAAGGTTGTAAAAAAACCTAAAAGAAAACTTACAGAAAAGCAGTTAGAGAACCTTGCCAAAGGTAGGGCAAAAATGGCAGAAAAACGAGCAGCAGCAAAGGCAAAAAAAGCAGAAACAGATGCTAAAAAATTAGTTAAATCATCTGATAAATGTGCTAAGGAGCATCAGAAAGAAACTAAAAAAGCACACAAAGAAAAAAGAAGAACATTAAAAGAAATTAATGCTGAAAAAGAAAAATTAATTTTAGCAAGGTTGGAGAAAGAAGAAACAGATAAAAATAATAAAAAAAATACCAGATTGGATTTATTTACATCTCTGAAAGTAAAATGTTTAGAACAAGCAAAATCTGTTAGTGAATATAATGAAATTAAAGCAGCATTAGATGGGATTGATGAGGATACTTTACATAATGATGATAAACTAAAATCATATGCTAAAAACATTATGAAACCTTATATTAAACCTAAAAAATTTGATAAATGTAATAAATTATCATCTGTAAAAGAAGTAGAAGAACCAGCAGATAAACCAAATGTAAAAATTGTTGTAGAAGATGGAGAATAATTAAATAATATAAAATATTATATATATATATATTGTAATGTCTAAAAAAAAGAATACTACACAGAGGGACTTAAATATTTATCCCATAAATATTGATGATGATAAACTAAATAATGGCGGTGATGGCAATAATTATCCACTTAATAATCCAGTCCACTTACATCTGATAGTTGGCAGAGTAAAAAGTGGTAAATCTGTATTATTAAATAATATGTATTTATCAGAGAGATTTTTTGGTAATGAATATAAAACAAAAATTCTTATATCAACAACAGCACATAATGATGCCGTAAATAAATATATGTTAGAAGATTTTGATTTTGTTTTTACTGATTATAGTGATGATTTATTAGAGGAGATTTTACAGATTATAAAAGATGATGATGGTGCTGGTAGATTTTTAATTATATTTGATGATATTATTAACTCATCACAAAATTTTAAAAGAAGTGGCAAAACTGATTTATTAACACAAATTATTACAACATACAGACATATAGGTAATGGAGAATTTGAGGGCAAATTAGCAATAGCAATGGCAGTCCAATATTTTAAATATTTATCACCCATAGCAAGAAATAATTGTAGTGGTTATTATATTATGGGACATTTTCCAGAAAATGAAGTGAAAAAAATGTCAGAAGCATTAAGTATTTTTGGCAGAGATAATAAAGGTTTTATTAAAATTTATAATGAAAGTAGAAAAAAACCATTTGACTTTTTATATTTAAGTGTAGAACATATGGAGGCAAGGAGAAATCATAATGATTTATTATGGAGTGATAATGAAGGTTTTACATTTAATAATGATGATAATAAAGGTATAGTAAAAGATATACAAAATAATGATATTGATAATTCTGAAAATAAAAAACTTATAAATGAATAATTCTTTACAAAAAAATATAATACTAATATATATACAATGTCTTATTTTGATAGTTTGAGTAGTTGGCAGAATGCCGCATCATCAATACAACAACATCAACAAGATGCCGAGCAAGAGAATAATGATGCCAAAGCATCCACAATTGAGGAGAAATTTGATGCTGTGGATAAATATATGAATGAAAGTGGAGCAGCACTTGGAGGGTTTGGTGGTGGTATACATTTAGTAAGGAGAATGTATAAAAAAGGTAAAGCAGCACAACAGAAAATAAAAGAAGCAAAAGCAGCATATGAAAAGGCAAAAGGTAATGCCCCAGATGGTAAAACTGGTAATCCAGATAATGAAAATGCTGATGCTAATGGTAAAACACCAGATGAACATAGTAAAATGAATGGCACAGAAGATGAACCAACAAATGCTGATACTGGTGTGCCAAAAGGTGGAGAACAAGAAATGTCTGATGCCAGTGATTGGGCAAAATCTGGTGATAAAAATAGTGGCAATGATGGTAATAATGCTAAACCAGATGATGTTAAGGATAATGGTAATGATGCTGATACACAACCAAAAGCAAATGATACTCAACAATCTGGACAAGATGCCGCAGAAGATAGTGGAGGTAAAGCAGATAATAGTGCTTTAAAAGGTGATGAAGACCCAGATGATTTTAGTTTTTTTCCAGATAAAGAACCAAATACTGCTGGTGCTGATATTTTTGACAGCACACCAAAAGTTGGTGAACCACCAAGTGGTGCTGGTGGGGCATCTGGTGGAGCAGAAGGTAGTGGCACAATTGCTACTGATGCTGGTGGAGATGTTAGTAGTTTAGGTGGTAGTGGTGGTATGCCAAGAAGTCAAGCACAACAATTTACACAAGAGCAAGTTAATGTAGAAGATACACCATTAGGTAAATCAGAAGCATCCAGTGGAGCAGATAGTGGTGGACAAGCAGCAGCAGAAGGTGAACAAAATATTAAAAGTGCTGTTGATAGTGGTAGTGATGCCGCCAAAGGAGCATTAAATGGATTAAAAGATGGAGCGAGTGATATGGTTGACCAAACAGCATCCAAAGTAAGTGGAGCAGCAAGTAAAGTAAGTGATGTTGTAGATGCTACAACAGATGCCGCAAAAGTTGCTGCCAAAGGCACATTAGATGCCGCATTAGAGACCGCTGGTGGTGTTATGGATTTCCTTGGTCCAGTTGGTGAGATTGTAGGTGCTGGTTTAGCACTTGGTAGTTTTTTCCACGATTTATTTGGTAGTAAAAAGAAAACAGACCAAGAAGATGCTGACCAAAACCAAAAAACAATTATATCACAAGGCACTGGCATTTCTACTACAAGTATGGCAACTGCTGCTACTAAAAGTAATGTTGTTGGCACATTAGTGTAAATTTAATTTTTTATATTTTTTTAATATTTATTTTTACTAAAATTAATATTAATGAATTTTTATTGTATTTCCATCATCTTGTATACTAATTTGGTCTAAATTACCATCAGTATTATCTATTATTACTTGTTTTCCGAAACAACAACTGCTATACAATCTACATTTAACCTTTTTCATCATTTTCCTTAATTTTTTAAAAGGATTTTTCATTTTTATATACTATATATACAGATATATTTTTCATTGGCAACCTACTCACAAATTCATTGACTAATTAGTTAATAAAATTACAAGTTGGTTGCCACCAAAATTAGATAATTAAATATATAAGAAATATCTAAAATTAAAATATCTTGTAAATATATATACAATGAATGTCAATTTAGTCAGTCCATTAGAAAATGGTAATAATTTTGTTGTCAGATTTAAAGATGATATTATTATACCAGAAAGAAGTAAAGTTTATCTGAACTTTGCCAGTTTATCAAGAGAAAATGATGTAGAATTATATGAAGACCAAACAATAAAAGTGGTTTTAGTATTTGATGGTGAGAATTTTGTAAGACCAGAATTTATACCAACACCACCTTTTGATACTAATAAATTATTTGCTGATAATACTTTTACTATAAAAAGTGGCACATATAATTACCAAAAATTATATACATTAATCACAACTGGTATAAATGGTATTTTACAGAATGCTGGTAATCCAGCAGATTTAAGTATGTATAGAGCAGTAGCACTTGCTGATATAGATAATACAGATGAACAAATTACACAAGGTAATGTAAGTTTTAGT